CTGTGCAGGGTGAAATTCCCTGCATAGTTTGTAAAAAGAAATCAGCAATTATACATAATAAAAGATATTATTGTGGTAAATGCTTATGTAAACTGTTAGGAATAAAAACTTGAGCTCTGATCGGTGTTACCATGACAACAAAGTGCGTATAGGTAATGGGTAAAGCCAAACTTACGGTTCGCACCACCGATCTGGGGTCAAGTTGGTTTTAGATCACAAGTTAATAGCTTGTTTAGATCACAGCTGGACCAGGTCAAGTGCGTGGGTACACCACCATTCTAGATTAACTCTAGTACTAGGGTTCGTGTACTGTAAATCGTCTTGGCCACTAAAAAAGGAAAATTATGAAAACAATATTAATGATACTTCATCTTTCTAACGGAGAAGTAGCAAAATTACCAATTACTTTATTATCTACACAAACTTGTAATGACAAAATGATAGAAATGTTAAGACCTAAAGATTCAGATGACCATGTATATTATAATGGACACCAATTATTAGTTCATTATTGTCAAACAGGTAGTGGAGAATGGATTAAATGAAATGGATTATAAGGCTTTCAAATTATATCTTGAGTGCTGTGGGTATTCCACTTGGAACAAAGATTGGAAAGTTAGAGAATCTTATGCTAAATATAAACAAACAGGAGAAATAATATATAATGATAACAGAAGAAAGACTAGAAAAGGCATTAGCGTATCTGTCCAAGACTGACGAAGAAAGTGCTACTGCAAATGCTAATGTTAAATATTTAGATAGATTACTTAAAAGAAAAAAAGCTTTGCATATTACACATAATGCAGAAGCTAAAAGTATATCTGCTAAAGAACAAGCTTTCTATGCTAGTGATATTTATAAAGACGCTGTTGATGAGTTGTTTCAAACAGAAGTCAAAGCTAGTACTTTAGAAAATAAACGTGATAAAGAAGGTCTAATCATAGATCTCTTTAGAACATTAGAAGCAAGTAGGAGGAAACATAACATATGAGATATATAGTAATATTATTTACATTATTCTTATTAAGTGCTTGTTCTATAGGGCCAAAATGTACATACACACAAGATGGTACAAAAGTTAAATCTTATTTTTGGTTTTATAAAGACAAGCCAATAGATCTTGATAAGGAAAATTGTTAAGTGATTTATAAATTTAAAGTCTGGGTATGGAGTCCATTAAAAGCTGAGATTCATTTATCAGCTAAAGATGATGATGAAGCTGCTAAGATATTCCAGGCTTTAGATTTAAGTAATTTTCAATGGGAGAGAGAACCTATGCTACATAATAGAACTACTTACGAAGTAACTAAAACTGATGAAGCAACTAAAAACAGTACCATCGTCTCAGACAGAACAAAAATTACCTGAAGAGAATTTATGGTATGCTGTTATTGCTCAAGCTTTAACTGATGCTGCATACGCAGGTAATCGTAGAGATCCTTTGTATGCTAAAAGAGAAGCAATTGAATGGATGACTACACAAGGAAAAGACTTTAAATTAGTATTTCATTATGCAGGTTACGAATATGAATATGTTGTTCGTAAAGTTCGTAAGCTTTTAACTATGGTTAAATATCAAATAACAGAAATTCAGATTGCAATTTTAACTAATAAAAAAACTCAATCCAAACCATCCGAAAGGTATAAACTTAGTTTTTAATGAGATATACATATACAGTAACTGATAAAACAGGTAATGTTGAAACATTAGAAGCTATGTCTTATAAAAAATTATTAAAAAAACTTAAACCATTAACTCAATATAAAATAGAGTATGTTAATAAAAAGAAAAATCATTTAGTTAAATTAATAACAACTAAGAAAAATAATGACTGATTTTTCTACTGATTTAAAACACCATGAAAATATGACTAAATCTAGTTATGATAAACAAATAGGAGGATCTCACTACCAGGGGTTTGTGATTCAGCCTAGTAAATTTGTAATAGAAAATAACTTATTATTTCCTGAAGGTTCAGCTATTAAGTATATTTGTCGTCACAAATATAAAGGTAAGAAAGAAGATCTACTTAAAGCTATTCATTTTATTGAAATGATAATTGAAAGAGATTATTCGTGAACGTTAGAAAGCTCTTTCATACGCATTTCTAACAATTCTTGTTGAATTTGTAAGACTTTAATCGCTTGTTGATTATCAATAATATCGCTAGAATTTTCTTCTATCTCTACTCCAGCTTCCATGTTCTGTGAGTTTTCTATTCTATCTAAAATTTCATAATACTTAATAATACTAACAATAATAGCTACAAACATTATGATTGTAAGAACAAAGATAGAGTGATGCTTTCGCATTAATAATTATTGTATTTGTCTCTTACAATTTTAACTATCTTAGTTGAACCCATATATACTTCTAAAACTGCATCTACATCACCACAAGCCATTCTAACATTTTGTGGATTAACAGATCTCTCTACTGTTCTTTTCATTTTAAGACAGGTACTCATCTTTTGATCTTTAATATAAGTATGCTCAATAACTCCACCTTGATAAAACATACAAAGAGCTATAACGCCTTTAGTTATGACTTCCATTTTGCCTCACTTTATCTTTTAATGTTTCTAAACCATTCATAATTTTATCTACATCCTTTTGTAATCTTTCAATATTAACTTTATTATTCATCATAGCATCTACTCTTTCTGTAATCTTTTCTAATTCAACTAAATTATTTTCAATTAAAAGATATTGTTCGCTATCTGCAGGCAAACTACCCATTTCACCTCTGGGCCATTTGATTGAAAACTCAACAGCTTTATCTAAATCTTTTTGCATAAGCTCTAATTGTGTTGAGTGTGAGTTTAATTTCTCAGTAATACCAAAATATGCCCAAACACCAATACCAACAGCTACTATAATGCTAATTAAATTTTTAATAGGCATTGCTATATTTGTAGATTCATTTACTTTCATTTCCACCCCATTAACTTTAGTAACCATTTTTCTATTATATCTATAAATTTTTTCATTTTCTAAACATTGGTAGAGAAGCTCCAGAATTATGATAACATTTTAAACAATGTACTTTAGAATCATTATAAACTACATAAGGGTAGTTTACAGGACGCTTACAAGTTTTGCATTCTTTGTTATTACACTTACAGCTTTTCTTTATATTTTTCTTTAAGACCATCAAGTTCCTTATTAGCTTTACCCAAATCTGCAGCAGCATTCTCTAACTTTTGTAGAGTTCGCTTTAGAGAAGAGTCTTTTAATTTACAAGCGTCTTCTAATTCAAGGATCTGTTCCTTGAGATTACGTACTTGTTCCTTATACTCGTTAATAATTTCTTGATAGTCGGCTTGTTCCATTACTTCTTGCCGTTTCTAAATATCTGTGTTCCTTTAATACCAAAAATACTTGCAACTACAAGCACCCATAAATTGGTGAACCATTTCGGAAGCTCATGAAAATACTGAAAAAACAATTTAACCTTTTCCATAGCTGAAGGATCGTCTGACATTACTGCCCACATAAGCACCACGATAGGGGCTGAAATTATAACAAGTACAAATTCGTCCTTATAATCGTTTTGTCTAGCTTCTAGTAATTTGCCCTGGTAAGATTCCTCACCTCGAGCCATCTTTTCTGCATGCATTAATTGTGCATCAGACATAGCCATTTTAGTTTTTTGTTTATTCGAATATATTTTAGCTCCTGCTTGTAACGCAATTTTTGCTAATCCAAACCATGCCATTTTATTCTCCTATAACTTCCTTTACCTTTTTTAGGTAAATGTGTTTTATTTTTTTTTACTTGTAATGCTTTCGCCACTGGATTTCTTAAAGGTGTATACCTTTCTTGTACTCTCTCCTTGGTATCGGAGATAGTGCCTTTTGCTCCATCTTTTATTCCATGCCCAAACATTAAGTTTGCTGCCTATGGTTTCTATGATGCTGAAGAATTTGTCGGAAATCCATCCCATGCCTTATACATTCCTTCTACTAAAATTTCATCAGAGTATGGTTGATCACCATTCTCCATTTTAATAATGGATTTAACTAGAGGTAAATAGTGTTCTATACTATTGTCTAGTTTATCCATTGGGTTAAAGTCCATTCTTTCACAAACAAACTTTATATAAGCGTCAGTATCATTCTCACTAGGAGGTGCCCATCTTGCGATGATTTCCTCTATATTATTTTTCTTATGTGAGAAACGATAGACTAAGAGTATACGCATTAAAGCACGAATACCCCATACAGGTTCTTTAAAAACACAAAAGACCTCGTCTGATTGTTCATCAGCGAGACCGTCCCAGTCAGTACCTAATTTGATATTGCCTGGATTGTGATTTCTAATTCCTCTAGGTAATTTTTTTATTCCATCTGCCATTGTCTTTTAATACCATTGGGATTAACTTGGGTATTCCATCGACAATTACTGAGGATCCAATAACTGGTCTAGACTTCTGTAATTTATTATATTCAAAAGCTAAACTCTTCATGTCTATAAGACATCCAGTTTGCATTCCCCAAAGTAATTCATTTGGATTACTCCAGTAATCTATTTTAAACACAGTATGATAGTGTCCTTGTACAGTACACATACCATATTGTTGTGCTACCTTTAGCACGTCTTTGTATTTACCATGACAGAAGTAGATTTTTTGACCGTTAGATGCTTTCAAAATCAAATCTTCGTGCCACGTCCAACCTAATCCAACACCTAACATTTCGTTATAAGTCTTAAAGACTTCGTGTGGTAGACCATGTCTAGTAGCTTTTCTAAAAACTAAGCTACCATGATTGGAGTCTAGCAAATACATTTTAGGAAACATCTTATGAAGTTTCGTAAAAAATTGTCTTGCAGTTTTGAGTTCGTCACTCGCTGCGTATAAGCCAGGATGCTTGTCGTGGAATGAAATGCTATGCCAATCAAGCTCATCGCCTATATTCACTATACAATCAGGTTTGTATTTTCTCCTAATTGCATCCAGAAAGTCAAGTGTATCTGGATGGTGATATGGTGCGTGTTGATCTGCTATAACAAGTATTGATTTTCGAAGCATATAATTGCTTATACAATTTTTCGTTGCACTTGTAAAATACTATATGTACAACTAAATTTCGGCTCTTTTTTCACACCAATGTCTAACAATAGTGCTGTTTGCATTGGTAAATTCTGGCCCCAATTCTTGGATTACTTTAATGCTATTTAAATGTCCTGACATAGAACATTCATGATAACTATTAAAAGGCATTGCTCTTTCCATAGCTACATCGCAGGTTCCTAAAGTAAAGGAACATATTTGCATTACAAGTATAAATTTCATTATTGGACTAATAAGGATTTAACTACCCACATTAGATTACCCAATGCCATAAAACTTACTGCCCATATAATTCTGTGTATTGTGTTAATCTTATCAGATAGGTGTTCTACATGATTGCTAAGTAATGTTTTAATTACTGCAATCTCTCCATGTATCTTTAAGATTTCTTCTTTATTCTCTGTTGCTCTACTCATTAGAATAATGTTTCGTAAGGAGACCTTACTAACCCTTTCGTTTTGTATTGCGTATATCTTGGCCC